CAGAAAACTATGACAATTTTTTAAGTGAACTTGGTTATAAACGCAAACCAAAATCATTTCAAGTAAAGAAAACCAAAAAGAAAATTGATGTAAAAACTCCTGATGAATCAATTACATTTTTTGGAAATGGTGAATGGGAATTCACAATTAAAGGTACATCAATTAAAGCAAAATATCCACTAGGTATGCGTCAATTGAAAGAACATATAAATGGAACAAACAAATAAAATTTTCATAGAACCAAAGCAGCAAGCCTTCCCATAGTCCTCTCAAGTCAAGATCAATATCCATAAGTATGTAAGTCGTGTCATTTTTCAATTACCAACCAAACTATTATAATCAATAAGCATATTACAAGTATTGGCCATGGAATAGGATGTGCTAATGCAGTTAAGAACATAATATAATCTCCATATAAATAGTATTACTGCATACACCGTAAAAAAGGAGGTTGATATGTTACGATACGCCTTTTTGTTTATGTGTTATTATGTATGGAACATCTTGATTGCAATCGATCAACTCGCAGCTGTTGTAATTTTTGCAGCAGATCCCGATGAAACAATTTCTTCATTGGCAGGCAAGGGTCGTAATCGAGGCAATAAATTTTGGACCATTTTGGCAAATACACTTGATTATATAGATCCTGGTCATTGTGAGGCTGCCATTGAAATTGCCGAGGGCAAAGACTCTGTTCGCAATAGGATATTAATCAGGCTAGGAAAACGATAATGGATAAAGATCTTCCTACACATGAAAGGTGGATGCACAACAAATGGCGACCTGCTATCGGTTGGCTCTATTTCATTGTCGTATTATTTGATTTTGTAATAGCACCTGTTGTATTTTCTATGGGTCAGTTTTTTGCTTCACAAGGCCTTGAGCAGTGGGAACCAATCACACTTAAAGGCGGTGGGCTATTTCATGTTTCTATGCTTGGCATTGTTGGTGTCACTGCATATGGAAGAACAAAAGAAAAGCTGAAGCAAATGGGCAAAGATATAAGGCTAGACAAATGATTACTGCACTTACAACTATCATTGGGTTCTTGTCATCTGTTGCACCGATGACAATTCGTTATCTTGAGAAATCAAGGAGTATGCAACATGAAGCTGAACTCATCAGGTTACGCATGGAAGCCGCGGCTCAAGGTATGGACTATCAACTTATTGTTGAGAATACTCGTGCCATTGTCCAAGAGGGAGAATCACTTCGCAAGCATGATATGGCTCTTGATGGTGGTGAATTCCTTAATACTCTTCGCGCAAGTGTTCGGCCAATCATTACTTACTTTTTCTTTTTTACCTTTATAATCATTAAGGTCGTATCTCTTGCCATTATGATTTGGCAAGGTGTACCGATTCTTGATGTACTGCCTGTCATCTGGGACGAAACTACATCTGCCATTTTTGGCGCTTGTATTGGGTTTTGGTTCGGATATCGTACTATGATGCACTTAGAAAAAGGAGTAAACAATTGATGTCAATTTTACTAGGTATTTTTGTCGGTCTTTGCATCGGATGGTTTTGGATTACAGATGCTCCAGCGTGGGCAATATCTCTGAAAGACAAAGCCGTTGAGAAAGTAAAGAGCCTTTTCAACAAGTAAAATAGTCAGGGAGCTTCGGCTCCCTTTCTTATAAATAATGATAAAGAATATTGGAGACAACCATGGCATTACCGACATCACGACAAGAATTTGTTGATCATTGCTTTCGCCGTTTGGGCGAGCCTGTGAATGAAGTACACATCACAGAAGAACAAGCAGATGATATTGTTGATGAAGCATTGAAATACTATTGGGATTATCACTTCAATGGTATGGACAAAGCATTCTTCAAGCACATTGTTACTGCTGGCAATCGTGGTGATGCTGTGTTTGGTATTCGTATTGATGCAGCAGGTACTGGTTACGCAAATACAGATACACTTACACTCACTAGCACATTAGGTTCTGGCGCAGCAGCTTCATTGACGACAGATGCCAATGGTGCGATTACTGCTGTTACGATGACAGATCATGGCGATGCATATGCGATTGCGCCTGATGTTACGATCACGACATCAACAGGTTCTGGTGCAACACTGACTGCTGAACTTGGTGGATTTATTCCTGTTCCAGAAAACATCAAAGGCGTTGTTCGTGTCTTTCCGCTCGGTTCTGCTGAAAGTTCAACCAGTAACATGTTCAACATTCGGTATCAGATTGCACTGAATGATATGTATACGTTGATGTCAAATTCAATTGTGCCATATTTTTCTGCTATGCAACACATCGGTTTGCTCGAAGATCTTTTGGTGGGCAAGTATCCGATTCGTTATAACCGACACCGTGATCGTCTGTTCATTGATATGGACTGGGAAAAAGCAACTGTCGGTGAGGTTATGCTTGTTGAAGCACATGAGATTATTGATCCAGACGTTTTCACTGATGCTTGGTCAGACCGTTGGTTGCTTCGTTATGCATGTGCTCTCATGAAAGAACAGTGGGGCACAAACCTCAAAACATATCAGGGCGTGATGCTGCCAGGTGGTATTCAGCTTGATGGCCAGACAATCTTTTCTGAAGGTCTACAAGAGCGCAAAGATCTTGAAGCAGAGATGGTCAATAACTTCTCAATGCCGCCTATGGATTTCATTGGAGGTTTTGCTGCAATAGGTTTGAGTTTGCCTGTATTGTACAATATATTACAGAACGTAAATTCTTACCAGTCATTGATGTTATAAAAAATAGCAGGATATACTTTCATGCCATTAGGAAAAACAACAAAGCCGTTCTTCAATCATTTCAAGCGCAAGAACACCATCAACTTGCTAGATAAAGTTGTTACTGAAGTTATTCAGAAGTTTGGTATGGATATGCAGTATTTGCCACGTCGTCGTTCAGCAACGACTGATGGGGTCTTTACAGAAGATGCAGGTTCGTCATTTGATACGGCATATACGATTCCTATCTATGTCAAAACCGCACAGGGATTCATGGGCCAAGAAGCTCTGATGTCTCACTTTGGTATTGAGAATAGACGTTCATTGGTTCTGACTATTGCTCGTATGCAATGGGAAACAAACATCATTCCCGAAGAGGCAACGCTATATCGTCCATATGAAGGCGACCTGATATATTTTCCTCTGGACAAAGTCTTATATGAAATCAAGTATGTTGATGAACATCCATACTTCTATCAACATGGCCATTTGCCGATGTGGGATTTGACAGTTGAAGTCTTTGAGTTCGCTGGTGAAGACTTCAGCACCGGTATCGGTAGTATTGATTGTATGAGCAGACATACATCAACCGATTCATATGACTGGGCCATTCTATCAGAAGACGGTTTGGTCATTGAACTTGAATATGGTGATATTCTTACACGTGAAGGATTTAGAACACATCAAGAAAGCGTGTTTGGCCTTAGCAATGGAAATGACTCGTTTCTCGAAGAGGCAGGTGAGCCAGAAGATGCCGAACCACTTATTCAATGGGGTGCAGATAATCCTTGGTCAGAAGGCGACTGGTAATGTTTACATTTATGCAATGGTTAAAAGAGTACGTTGAGAAACTTAAGCGTAATAAAAACGACAAGTTGCCTGATAACGACACGACTGACTACATGGCAACTGCAATGAAAGGTGACTCGTAATGTCATTATATGGAAACCAGCCGTTCTATTTTGAACTTCTGAGAAAATATGTAATTTATTTTGGCCGAGTTTTTTCTGATATTCGTATCACAGAAGAGGACGAGAACGGTACACAGATAGGATTAACACGTGTTCCTCTTGACTATTCTGGTCGAGATAAGAACCTATTACGTGTTAATACTAAACCAGATTCACCTGAATTTGAAAATTGCCCGCCTGGTTTTCTAAGGTTTCCAATCATTGGTTTTGAGATGAATGGCATGTCATATGATCCAAATCGCAACTTGCCTTTCATGGATCGTACTGTTCGTAAAGCAACTGACCTCAATAAACTGAGAGCACAGTTTAGGCCATCTGCATGGGACTTGACTTTCTCTGTATATGTTATGTCAAAGAACATTACACAGGGCAACAAGATCGTTGAGCAGATATTGCCATTCTTCTCACCATCATTTACTTCATCGCTAGAGGTAATTCCTGAGCTTGATATCGTCTTGGACATTCCTATTGTGCTTGATGGTGTTCAGTTTCAGGATGTTTATGAAGGTGAATTGACAGCACGGCGAAATGTTTTCTGGACATTGAACTTTACAATGATGGCATATTTCTTTGGTCCTATTACCGAGAAGCCAATCATCAAAGTCAGCAATACGAATTTCTTTGTGGGCAATACATCTGCCTATGGAAACACAGCACCACTATCAGTTCAAGTCACACCGGGTCTTGATGCCAATGGAGCAGCAACAACAAACAGTTCTATCACCATACCATATGCCAATATTGCTGTTGATGACTCATATGGGTATATTGAAACATGGTCAGATGAAACCAATTCAAACACAAGTTTCTAATATGAAAACATTTAAACATTTCAATGCAAAATCTAGCAAAAAAGGATAAATAACCAATGACGATAGTAGAAAAATACAGAACATGGCTTGATGAACAAGAAGAGTTAGAAGAGAACAAAATTGGCAAAGCAATAGCAACTGGTGTTGCCGTCGCTGGTATGGCTTCTGCCGCTCATCTAGGAAACAAGGCTTACAATGCATCCAATTACAATGCATCCAAGCAGTCTGCTGGTGTTGAGCAGCAGCAATCAACTAGAATATCACGTCGTATGTACAGACATGCCACCAAACATTATCTGAAAATGGAAGCAAGCGGAAAATCGGCACATGAAATCAACGCCGAAATTTTGCGCAATAATCACCACGATCATTTTTTCCACAATGGAGAATATCTAACTGCTTCACAGTCTGGTGGGTTTAGAAAGTACTGGAAACGATAAATGAGTCTATACGGCCATGCACCATGTGGATATCGCACCAATGACACAAACAAAGATACGTCGCATGACCAAAAACGATTTACAACTGGATTTATTGAAACATGGTCAGATTCAACAGATGCAAACACAAGTTTCTAACACGGAGTTTCTAATATGAAAACATTTAAATACTTCAATGCAAAATCTAGCAAAAAAAGGATAAATAACCAATGACATTAATAGAAGCATACAGAACATGGCTTGTTGAAAATAATAACGTAGTGTCACTCACGGATGTAAGAGCAAAACGCAATGAAAAAGAAAGACTGACTGCCGCAGTGAATAAAGCACACGAAACTTTCCATGATGTCAATAACGATGATGATGATGCCAATCCCAATGCTGTTCGAGACCTGTGCAAAGCGCACAACGATGCAACTGACGAAGGAAAGGCGCACATTGAAAAACTTATCAAAGGCCCAGAACATAAAGAAACGCGTTGGCAACTTGGAGAACATGGACCAGATCATCCATTGTCTAAGGCTGTAAATCAAGAATAGAGCTTGTAGAAACTCCGTGTTAGAAACTTGTATTTGAATTGGTTTCAATATAATCTTTAAGCGATACCTATATGAGATGCAGACAGCAAAGGTTATATACATAACGCACTGAGACAAAAGAAGAAATGATATGGCAGATGATAAATTAGCAGAAGAGCTAGGCATTGTGCCTATGCCACAAACAATCAACGTTCCTGCCAAAAGGCATGATGTTGATAGTGATGAACAATTCAGTGAAGTTCAAGCTAATATTCGCAGCGCAGCTGATGTTGGTGAAATGGCGCTTCAGGAGCTCGCACAGATCGCTTCTGCTTCACAGCATCCACGTGCTTTTGAAGTCGTATCAACAATGATTGGTCAGATTGTTAATGCAAACAAGCAGTTACTTGAAATAGAGAAACTGAAGCTTGAGATTGAAAAGGAGAAAAATGGCGGACAAGTTGAAGATCCCAAGGTTGTAAATAATAACCTATTTGTTGGTTCAACTACCGAACTTCTTGAGCAACTAAAAGGAAAGAAAGAATGAAATCCTTTCAACAATTCATCAATGAAACAATCTATGATCAGCAAGTCAAGAGTTTCATGAATAAAAAACCCGAAGTTGCTAAATCTATTATTGATCATGTTCGTAATGCACATAAGGATGGCAAGGAAGTCGGATTTCGTTCAGATCCAACAGAAGTCGGTTCTCCTCAAATAACACATAAAAGCTCTATATGGACTAGAAATCCTAAGGCAAAGGGTCTCGCTGGTACAGGGCATGAGAAGGGTGAAAAACATGCAGAGGGTGTGCATTATACGCCAGTGCATCCTGATAACAACGATCATGAAATCATACGTCGTGCATTGACGCATTTACGGTATAGTTCCAGTTATCAAGGCGTCAAAGAAACCAAGAATAACTTTCATGTTATAACCGGTGAGCATGACAAAGAGGCTTCTGCTGCATTGAATAAAAGACGCACACAGGGTTTACATCCACGTGATGCAGAGGAAGAAGTCAGAGACTACCCAGAAGGGATGTTGAATAAAAACAAAATAGTTCATTCGGTATCACATAACGATATGTGGAAATAATAAGGAAGGTAATTATGAAAAAGTACAAAGATATTCTTGAAACTAAAAAGGCAATGGGTAAAATCAAGCCAAAGGTTACAAAAAAGCCAGTTCGTAAGACAAAGTCAAAAAGCAAGTGGTAATTTGCCATGACCTTTGATAACCAACTCGGCGAAGAAAAGAAAGGTTATCTGGGTAATGTCCAGCTGAAACGTACAGGTGAACAAATTCCCTGGACGAAAGAACTGCTGGAAGAATACATGAGATGTGCAGAAGACCCTATTTACTTTGGTGAACGATACATGAAAATCGTTGTCAAGGGAAAGGGTCTTCAGACCATTGATATGTATGACTATCAGAGAGAAATTGCAACAGCTGTGATGGAAACGAACTCTGTTGTTGCTGAGTGTGCTCGACAGTCAGGCAAATCAACCATCATGACTGTTGTTATTCTATGGTACATTCTGTTTCATGAACACGTTTCTGTTGCTATTCTGGCCAACAAAGCTGACACTGCTCGTGAGATTCTATCACGCATCAGGCTCGCATATGAGCATCTGCCTGACTGGATTCAGCATGGTGTAAAGGTATGGAACAAAGGTGATATTGAACTTGAAAATGGTTCAAAGATTCTGGCTGCAGCAACATCATCCAACAACATTCGTGGTTTCTCTATTGATATGCTATTCATCGATGAGGCTGCATTTATTGATGGCTGGGATGACTTCTTCACATCGGTTTATCCGACAATCTCATCAAGTGATACAACAAAGCTTATATTGGTCAGTACCGTTAATGGTCTGAACCACTTTCATCGTATAACTTCATTGGCTCGTCAAGATGTCGATCCTAAAACTAAATGTGGCGTAAATGGTTTTCGTCTTATATCTGTTCCATGGAATGCAGTTCCTGGACGTGACGAAGAATGGAAACAAAAGACGCTTGCTGGTATGCAGTTTGATACCGAGCGGTTTGCACAAGAATTTGAAAATGAATATCTCGGTTCTTCTGGAACGTTGATATCTGGCCCAGTTCTCAAAATGCTCACTGAAGGTGTTCAGGTACCAGGCATTGATCATGAAAGTGCAAAAATCTATCAAGAATATATTCCACAACATGAGTATGTTATGACAGTTGATGTATCTCGTGGTCGTGGACTTGACTACTCGGCATTTCAACTTATTGATGTTACTGAAATGCCATTCAAGCAAGTTGCTGTATATCGTGATAACAACCAGACGCCAATTGACTTTGCACAAGTTGTATTTCGCTTTGCAACACATTATGGCAATGCTGCTGTATTGGTTGAAGTCAATGATATTGGTGGCCAGGTTTCTGATATTCTATGGGGTGACTTTCAATATGATAATCTGTTATGTACCGACAATGCCGGTTCACGTGGACAGGTTGTTACTACAAATGTGAAGTCATCAACCTATAGAGGTATTCGTACCTCAAAAACTACTAAGTCAAAGGGCTGTGCTTTATTGAAGTTGTTGATTGAGCAACACCAGCTTATTATTCAAGACCATGAAACAATTCATGAGCTTTCGACCTTCTCGAAAAAGGGTCGATCATATGAAGCAGAGTCCGGTCATAATGATGATCTTGTGATGTGTTTGGTTATGTTTGCATGGCTCTCACATGATCAGTATTTCAAACTATTGACTGATCATAATACTGCAGCTGAGTTAAGACAAAGAAGAGAAGAGCAGATCGAAGAAGCTCTGATACCATTTGGCTTTTCAACTGATTCGAGCCCTGCTAGTAATATAGCAGATGATCTTGAGTTATCAAAGCATACTGATGAAAATTGGTTTGCAGATGATTCATGGATGTTTCGATAGCTTATAAATATCTCAATTTCATAAATATCGAGTAAGCTAAAACTAGCATTAATAACCACCAACCCATAAGGGAGAAAAATATGGCTACTTCGCTTATTTCACCTGGTGTTGAGGTTAGGGAAATCGATCTTACAACGATTGTTCCTAACGTATCAACTACAGAAGGCGTAATCGCTGGCGTTTTTCGTTGGGGACCTGTTGATGAGCGTGTGCTTGTCGATAGTGAAACCAATCTTGTAAATCGCTTTGGACAACCAACTAATTTAAACCCAGAAACATTCTTCACTGCAGCAAGCTTCCTTGCATATGGCAACAAGCTTTATGTGACGCGTGTTGCTAACACAACCGGTTCTTCGCCATCATTCTCTGTTACAACAGATGGTACAACAACTGTTACTGTTGCTGACACGACTGGCCTGGTTTCTGGCATGGAAGTTATCACAGCCGGTGCAACTACACTAGCAACCGGTGCAACTGTTTCTTCTGTTATCAACACAACAGCTTTCACTATAACTGATGTAAACGACGTTGTTGGTTCTGCTACTGGTTCAGTACAGTTCCTTTCAAACACTGTTTTCTCTTCTGTTGCAAACTCTGGTCCTGTTGCTAACGTAGAATATTCAACTATTCTAAATGAAACAGACTGGGATAACAAAGACGAAACGATTGATACAGACGTTAAGTTCATTGCAAAGTGGCCTGGTCGTCTGGGTAACACCCTGCGTGTTTCTATGTGTGCAAACACAACTGGTTTCTCTTCGAATGTTGATCTGTCAACGTTCGGTTCATATGCAGAACTTGCAGTTGTCTCTGGTTCAAATACTGCAACACTTTCTATTACAGCTGATGCGATTGCTGATGCTTCTGCTAATCAGACAGCAATTCAAACACTGCTTAATGTTACTGATCTTCTGACGGTTGGCAACACTGTGATCGGTGAACAGAAACTGAAAATTACTGAAATTACAAATGCTGCTAACACCGGTACAGCAAACGTTGCTGTTACTGTTGATACAGTTGCAGGTAACACAACCGTAACAACAACAGACACAACTGGACTGTTGGCCAACATGATCATCACATCTGGTGATTCTACACTGATCGGCAAAAAGGTTGCTTCTGTTACGAACTCAACTTCATTTGAAATCGATTCTGTTTCAACTTATACGCTTGCTTCTGAGGCCATTCAGGTTTCACCTGTTGCTTCTGTTAGCATCAACTTTGAAGACAAGTTCACACTCTCAACTGATTATAAGTTCCAGTCATCCGTGATTGCTACTAAGTTCATTCCTCGTGAGTGGGAATTTGCAAATCTCGTTGATGTTGCACCTGGTCAGTCTGATTTCATGCGTGAGCAAGGTAACACTGCAGCATTTGATGAAATGCACCTTGTTGTTACTGACAACCTTGGTCGTATTACCGGCGTTCCTGGTACTATCCTTGAGCGTTATGACGCTTTGTCTGTTGCATCAAACGCTAAAACTGTTGATGGTGGCACAAACTACTATCGTACAGTTATCAACGAAAATTCTCAGTTTGTTTGGGCTGCCAATGATCCTGTTGGTATCACATCTAACACTGCCACAAACGTTGCAACACCGACGCTTGACACGCTTGTAATGAGCTTCAGTCTTGGTCGTGACGGTGCAAACGAAGAAAACATCGAAGTTTCTTCCTTGACTGGTGGTTATGAACTGTACAAGTCAAAAGAAGATGTCGACATTTCTTTGGTACTCCAGGGTAAAGCACGTGGTACTACGCTGGCTAACTATCTGATTCAACAGATCTGTGAACCTCGTATGGATTGCATTGCTTTGATTTCTCCACAAAAAGGCGATGTTGTTAACAACCTAAACAACGAATCTGCTGCTTGTGTTACTTTCCGTAACTCTTTGCCATCATCTTCATATGGTGTCATGGATTCTGGTTACAAGTACATGTATGACCGTTACAATGACATCAATCGCTGGGTTCCATTGAATGGTGATATTGCTGGCCTGATGGTTCGCACAGACCGTACAAATGATCCTTGGTTCTCACCTGCTGGTTATAACCGTGGTATTATCAAGAATGTCATCCGACTTGCTTGGAATCCACGCCAGACATTCCGTGATGAACTTTACAAGAATGGTATTAACCCAATCGTTACGTTCCCTGGTCAGGGCACACTGATGTTTGGTGATAAGACGCTTCTTGCTAAGCCATCTGCGTTTGACCGTATTAACGTTCGTCGCTTGTTCATTGTTCTAGAAAAGGCAATCTCAGAAGCTTCTAAGTATAGCCTCTTTGAATTCAATGATGAGTTTACTCGTCTGCAGTTCAAGAATCTGGTTGTTCCTTATCTTCGTGATGTCAAGGGTCGTCGTGGTATCACTGACTTCTTGGTTGTTGCCGATGGAACAAACAATACACCAGAAGTTATTGATCGTAACGAGTTTGTTGGTGACATTTACATCAAGCCTGCACGTTCGATCAACTTCATTCAACTTAATTTCGTTGCTGTCCGCACAGGTGTGGCCTTCAGTGAAATCGTTGGCAAATTTTAATGGGATACGGTGGGACTTCGGTCCCACCACCTTATATAAATAGTTTAAAAATAGGAGACATCCCAAATGGCTTTTAATATCGAAAATTTCCGTGCACGTACGCTCCCTGAGGGCGGTGCACGTCCTGCTCTATTTGAGGTAATTATTCCAGGTTGGCCTGGTTCTTCGCCACAAGCTGAGCAAGACTTTCGTTTTCATTGTCGAACAACTTCTTTGCCCGCATCCTCAATCTCAGCGGTTGATGTTCCATACTTCGGCCGTGAAATGAAGGTTGCCGGTGACCGTTCTTATATGGACTGGAACGTTAGTATTCTTCATGACGAAACATACAACGTTCGTAACTCCATGGAAGCATGGCACACTGGTCTTAACCAGCATATCGAAAACCTTCCATCACAAGGTGTTACATCTTCGCCAAGTTCTTATAAGAAGGACGCGATTGTAATTCACTATGGTCGTGAAGGTCTTGAAATTGCTCGTTACACCATGGTTGGTATCTTTCCTCTGAGCATCTCACAGATGGGTCTTGATTGGGAATCAAAAAGCCAAGTCATGCAGTTCGATGTTGACTTCTCTATTGATTACTGGTTGCCATTTGATGAAAATGGTGCTGGTGATTCTAATGTTGCTGTTGTTAACGAAGGTGGACGAAACTCGTCACTTTAATGTTGTCAGGGGACTTCGGTCCCCTTTCATCATATATAAATCTAGTGAGACGCGAACAATAAAGGATACTAACGTGAAATTATTTGGTTTTGAAATCACTAGAGTCAAAGATGAAGAACAAGCCGAGCTTCCGAGCTTTGCCGCCCCTGTCAGGGAAGACGGCGCAGTAAACGTTGAGGCAGGTGGCATTTATGGTCAATATGTCGACCTTGATGGTACGATTCGTACCGAAGCAGAATTAGTTACTAAGTATCGTCAGATGATGCATCAGCCAGAAATCGAAAAGGCTGTGAACGAAATCGTTAATGAAGCAATCGTTGATGACGATGATATTGATAATATTGTTGCCATGACTATGGAAGATTTAGAGCTTCCACAACGAGTTAAAAACGTCGTTCAAGAAGAATATGAAAACGTTCTAAATCTTCTGGACTTTGAACATGACGCACATGAAATTTTCAAGCGATGGTATGTCGATGGTCGTTCATATTATCACGTTATCATCGATCCAAAGAAGCCAGACGAAGGCATCAAGGAACTGCGTTATGTCGATCCACGCAAAATTCGTAAAGTGCGTGAAAATCGAAAGAAAAAAGATTCTGAAACTGATATCGTTATGACTCAGATTGCCGCTGAATATTACATGTTTTCTGAGAAAGGATTTAGCACAGGAACACGGTCAGCCGATAATCTAGGTGGTGCTTCTGGTATCAAGATTGCAAAGGACTCTATCATTCACTGTCCATCTGGTTTGATGGATGAGAACAACACAACGGTTGTAAGTCATTTGCATAATGGTATTAAGCCACTTAATCAGCTTCGTGCACTTGAGGATGCCACACTAGTTTATCACCTATCACGTGCTCCTGAGCGTCGTGTGTTTTATGTCGATGTTGGCCAATTGCCTCCGGCTAAAGCAGAACAACACGTTCAGGCATTGATGACACGTCACAAAAATCGTATTTCATACAACTCACAAACTGGCGAGATGATGGATCAGCGCAAGCACATCAACATGCTTGAAGACTATTATCTGCCACGTCGTGATGGTGGAAAAGGTACAGAGATTTCTGTTTTGCAAGGTGGTACACAGTTACCAGATTTGCTTCAATCGGTTGAGTATTTCCAGGATCGTCTATATCGTTCATTGCATGTTCCATTGACACGCATGAAACCAGACAGTGTTTATAATCTTGGGCGTGCAACAGAGATTACACGTGATGAAGTCAATTTTGGTAAGTTTATCGACCGTCTTCGTGGTAAGTTCATCATGTTGATTAAAGATGCTTTATATAAGCAGCTTATTCTGAAGAACATTATCACTCCTGAAGATTGGGATATAAATATCAAACGAGATGTAAAGTTCAACTGGGCAAGAGATAATTACTTCAGTGAACTCAAAGATCTTGAAATCATGAACGATCGTTTGATTCGTATGCGCGATGCCGAAGATATTGCTGGCAAGTATATCTCACACGAATATATTCGCCGTCATATCCTTCAACAGTCAGATGAAGACATAAAGGAAATGGACGAGCAAATCGAAAGTGAGATGAAAGATCCAAAATAT